TCTTTGGTATACAAATATGAACTTGGTGGTGTTTCTTTAAGAAGAATTAATACGACACACCAACTTCAAGATGCAACTGTAAGTAATCCTATAGGACTTGATTATTATCACATTAGAGTTGGTATGAACACAAATGGCGTCGATAGATCTGTTGGAACTTCCACCCCAAATCTATATCTAAATTCAACAAAGTCTACTGGAGGTTCAAATATCAACGCAACCCAGAATATTGCATTTGAAGTTGCAAGACCAATAGTTCAAACTGTAGTTCACCCAGAAACTCAATTGAATGCGGAAATTAAAACTACAAGTGGCACTAGTATTTCTGGATCTGAAATTTCATTTGAAAATGAAGAATTTGTTCCATTATCTCTAGATGAGGATAATTATTTTTCTACTCCAAGAATAGTTGCATCTCGCATAAATGAGGTAACTAAGTTACCAACTAACTTCCAAAATAAATCTATGGAACTTAGATTTAACTTAGCAACTACTGATTATAGATTATCTCCAATTATTGATCTCGAAAGAGTAGGAATGATTTTGGTTTCTAATAGAGTAAATAACGTTATTACTGATTATGCAACGGATTCGAGAGTTTCTACTTTAAAAGATGATCCTTCGTCTTTCATTTACGCTACAAAGAATATTCAACTTGAAATTCCAGCAACTTCAATAAGAGTTATTGTTTCTGCTTATATTAACCCATATTCAGATTTAAGAGCTTTCTATGCAATTATGAAAGATTCTACTGAGGAACCTATTTATTATCCATTCCCAGGATATTCAAATAGAATAGAAAGCGGTCAAGTCATCAATCCAGCAGATAATGATGGGACATCTGATACTTTCGTTCCCAAGAACGATACTCTCGGATTTGATAGTAATGAAATTACGTTTAAAGATTATGAATTTACCATTGATAATTTAGAATCATTTAGATATTTTAGTATCAAACTAACTGGAACTTCAACAAATCAATCGTATCCTCCTAGACTAAGAGATTTTAGAGTTGTTGCGGTCTCTTGATATGGCAAAGATAAAAGTTAAGGATGAGGTGAATTTATTTCGCGATTCAAAAACAAATGCAATCGTAAATACAGATATGCAAGCATACAACAACTATATTAATTCTAAAAAGTTGAAGGAGCAAGAATCCAAAAGAATTGAAAACATAGAAAATGAGATTACTGATGTAAAAAGTGATTTGAATGAAATTAAAAACTTATTGAGGAGTTTGATAAATGGATCCTGATAAAATTTCTCTAGAAAATATTTCAAAAATGTTTGAATATGAAAAACTTTCTAGAGATATAGATAGTATAGATGATATTGAGACTTTGAGAAATTTTGCAAAATCTTATATCAAATTATATCTTAGCCAACAAGAAGTTATTTCGAGTCTTAAAATCTAATGGCACAACCATCTACACGACAAGAACTTATTGATTACTGCAAAAGAAAACTAGGTGCTCCTGTTTTGGAGGTTAATGTTGCAGACGAACAGATCGAAGATCTAGTAGATGACGCCATTCAGTTTTTCCAAGAACGTCATTTCGATGGAGTATATCCTACTTTTTATAAGTATAAAGTAACTCAAGAAGATATTGACAGGGGAAGAGCGGGATATGCCAGTAATGCTACTAGCACCGCAGGAATTGCATCTACTTCAGTAACTACAAATATAGTTGGGACTGCTACAACATTCAGTTTTTATGAAAACAGTAATTATTTACAAGTTCCACCAAATATCATAGGCGTAAATAAAATATTTACCTTTGATGGATCCAATACAATCACTCATAATATGTTTAGTGTGAAGTATCAATTGTTTTTGAATGATGTTTATTATTGGGGAACGACTGAACTTTTAAGTTATGCAATGGTCAAAACATACTTAGAAGATCTTGATTTCCTATTAAATACGCATAAGCAAATAAGATTTAATAAAAGACAGGATAGATTATATCTAGATATTGATTGGGGATCAGTCTCCAAAGATCATTATTTTGTTATTGATTGCTATTCAACTTTGGACCCAAATGATTATTCTAGAGTATGGAACGATTCTTTCCTTAAACCATATCTTACTGCTTTAATTAAAAGGCAGTGGGGGCAGAATATGATGAAATTTACAGGAGTTAAACTTCCTGGGGGAGTAGAACTTAATGGAAGACAGATGTTTGATGACGCTCAGAGAGAAATTGATATTTTAATGGAAAAAATGTCTAGCACTTATGAACTTCCACCACTAGATATGATTGGATAAGATATGTTAAATCCATTTTTTCTCCAAGGATCTAAAACAGAACAAGGTCTTATCCAAGATCTCATAAATGAACAATTGAGAATGTATGGGGTTGAAGTTCATTATTTACCTCGCCAATATGTCACAGAAAAAACTATAATTAGGGAAGTTATTGAATCGCAATTCAATAACGCATATCCGATTGAAGCTTATGTAGATAGTTTTGACGGATATTCAGATAATCCCACCATTTTATCAAAATTTGGTATTCAGGCATTAAATGAAATAAATTTGATTATTTCAAGGGAGAGATTCAAGAATTATATTTCTCCACTAATTCAAGGGCAATCCAATATAAAGTTATATACAAGACCAAAAGAGGGAGATTTAATCTATTTTCCCTTAGGTAAACGTCTATTTGAAATTAAATACGTAGAACACGAAAAGCCATTTTATCAACTTCAGGGGCTGTATACCTATCAATTGCGTTGCGAACTCTTTAGATATGAAGATGAACTTATTGATACAAATATAGACGATATAGATGAACTAATATCTGGAAATGATTCTACAGATCCAGAAAAAACTCCAATCGGAAACCTCATTAATCTCACAATGGCTGGAGTTGGAGTCACTGCTACGGCAACGGCAGCAATTGTAAATGGTGGCGTAAAATCTATCATAATTACAAATCGAGGTGGTGGATATACCAGTACTCCAATAGTTGGTATTTCTTCTGCGCCATCTGGAGGTAAAACTGCCAGTGCAATCGCACAAATGATTGGTGGAATTGTAGTATGTAATGATAATGTTAACCCACAAGCAAAATCAGTTCAAATAGTATATGTTACAAATGCTGGATATGGATACACAACACCACCCGGAGTAAGATTTATTGGTGGAGGTGGAAGTGGGGCAGCAGCAACTTCTACGATTGCAGATGGAGTTGTGGGTGTTATCACTGTTACAAATTCCGGTTCTGGATATGTAGTTCCCCCTTCAATTACATTTACTGGATTATCAACAGTTTCAGCTGCAGCAACTGCAGTTGTTTCTGCAGCAGGAACAATTACTTCCATTTATATTACAAATTCGGGTGTTGGATATACTGTGGCACCAACAATTACCATTGGAAATCCACTTTTAAACTCAACTGGAAATTTTGTTTTCAACGAAGTAGTTACTGGTTCTCAAAGCGGAGTTACTGCAAGAGTTAAGTCTTGGAATTCAACAACTAATGTTCTTCAAGTTTCATTAATAACCGGAAACTTCATACCAGGAGAAAATATTGTTGGATCTGCTTCAAGTGCGTCTCATTATTTAAGATCAGTAGATACTGTTCCGGACATTACTAAAGATGGGTATGCTGCTAATGATGATATTGAGGAAGAGGCAGATCAAATCATAGATTTTGATGAGTTTAATCCATTTGGGATGCCGTGATTAACATAAATATTAATTAATAGTTTGATTAAATAGTAGTATTATAAGTTAATCGTATGTTTGAGTATTTTTATAACGAAATTTTAAGAAGAACTGTAATTTCTTTCGGTTCTTTGTTTAATGGCATTGCTATTAAACACACAAATAGTTCCGATCAGACTGTAAATGTTATTAAAATTCCACTTGCATACGGACCAACTCAAAAATTTCTCGCCAGATTAAACCAATCACCAAATCTTAATAAACCGGTTCAAATTACATTACCAAGAATGTCATTTGAATTTACTGGACTAACTTATGATGCATCAAGAAAATCAACAACAACTCAAACATTTACTGCAAAGTCAGTAGCGGATGGGAAAGAAATAAAAAAAGTATATTTACCAGTTCCGTATAATATGCAGTTTGAATTGAGTATTATGTCAAAATTAAATGACGATGCTCTTCAAATCATAGAGCAAATTCTTCCATACTTTCAACCAGCATATACAATGACGGTTGATTTAGTTGATACAATTAATGAGAAAAGAGATATTCCGGTTGTTTTAGAGAATATCACTATGCAAGACGATTATGAAGGTGACTTTACGACAAGAAGAGTTTTAATTTATACGTTAAGATTCACTGCAAAGACATATCTATTTGGACCCGTCTCTTCCGCAACAAAGGATATCATCAAGAAAACAACTATCAGTTATATTGCTGGAGAAACTACTCCAACTCCATCAAGAGAAGTTGTATATTCGGTAGAACCAAGAGCATTAAGAAATTATACTGGTACTATTACTACGAATTTAACAAATGATATTTCAACAACTGATACTTTAGTGACAGTTAATGATGCGAGTTCTATTTCAGTTAATACTTATTTAGATCTTGAAGGTGAGGAAGTTTATGTTGTTGCAAAATCAGGTAATGTCCTAACAATAGATAGGGGTAGAGATAATACAACTATTACTCCACACCTAGCTGGATCTCCCGTAAAATTAATCACATCTGTAGATAATCAACTTGTTGAAGAAGGTGATGATTTTGGATTTAGTGGATCTACATTTTGATGAGATATGAAAATGACAAAAAAGTTTGATAAATTAAATGAAACCTTTAATGTTGAAGGCGAAATAGTCTCAACAGAAACAGAAACTATTGTTGAAAAAATTGAAAAAATTTCATCTAGTGTTGATGATGTTAAAAAAGATTATGAATATACAAGAGGCAATCTCTATTCTCTGATAGAAAAGGGACAGGAGGCAATCAATGGTATTTTGGAATTAGCTCAAGAAAGTGAAATGCCCCGCGCATATGAAGTTGCAGGTCAACTTATAAAAAATGTTGCTGATGCAACAGACAAATTAATGGATCTACAGAAAAAATTAAAGGATGTTGAGGAAGAGAAGCAAAAAGGACCAACAACTGTCAACAATGCTCTTTTTGTAGGATCTACTGCAGAGTTAGCAAAACTTTTAAAACAACAAGTAGAAAATGAAAACATTTAAGCAATTTCAAGAAGACTGGAGTAATAAATATAAAAAGAGTATTGACTGCTCGAACCCAAAGGGTTTCTCACAACGCGCTCATTGTGCGGCAAGGAAGAAAAGAGCAAAAGGTGAAGAGACTAAATCAAAACCAGTACAATGAATGAGCAAATAAAACCATTTAAAACAGTTGAACAGATTGCAAAGAAGCATCGTCTTGATGTTTCTTTCATAGAAAAGCAACTTAAAATGGGCGAAAAAATTGAGAATGAACACACAAAAAATCGTGAATTGGCAAGAGAAATTGCTCTTCAGCATCTTGATGAAATTCCAGACTATTATACTCGTTTGAAAAAAATGGAAACAGATGCTAAAAAGCATCATAAAAAATTTAAGGATGTGAATGTGAACGAAGAGGGTCTTCGTGATTGGTTTGGTAACTCTAAATCTAAAGGTGGAAAACCTGGTTGGGTTGATGTTGTAGATGGTGATGCTTGTGCCAGAGAAAAAGGAGAAACTGCCACTCCAAAATGCGTTTCATCTAGAAAACGTGCTTCAATGAGTAAAGCAGAAAGACTTGCCGCACAAGCAGCAAAAAGAAGAGAAGATCCAAATCAACCACAAAAATCTAGCGCCGCTAAACCAACTATGGTAAAAACAGATAGAAAAACAAGGAAAGAGGAAATAGATTTACAAGAAGTTAAGGACAAACCAGGTAAAGGTAGTGGCAAAAAAGACGCTTGTTATCATAAAGTAAAATCACGTTACGATGTTTGGCCGAGTGCGTATGCATCTGGAGCACTTGTTAAGTGTCGTAAAGTTGGCGCTGCAAACTGGGGAACTAAATCGGAGGAAACTCATATGCACGAAGAAGAAAGATATTGCCCTTTATGCGATAAGAGAGAAACTAGATCCGAATGTTCTTATGGCGGAAAGGCGTGGGACAAGGTTTCAGTCAAGGACGAAGAATATTCAATGGTTCGTTCTGAACTAGAAACTCTTATGAATGCTGCAGAAAGACTTAAAGCAAAGGTAGGAAAAGGCGAAGGAAATCTTGAAGCATGGGTCCAATCAAAAATTACAAAAGCAGCGGACTATATTGATACTGCAGCAGATTATGTCGCAAGTGGTGAGATGGAAGAACAAAAAATGGTAGATAAGATTATGGATGAGATGAAGTGTTGGCCTGGTTATAAGAAAAAAGGAACTCAAAAACTTTTTGGTAAAAAGTACAATCGCTGCGTAAAAGCAGAAGATGTAACAATTGAAGATGCCGATGGTAACACTTTTGCTGAAGTTGTAGACTTAATTAAACCTGAACCAATTAAAGGATTTAAGTCACAAGTAGATGAAGCAACTAGAATGCAATCTCAAACGGGTAATGTAGTTATGATTACTCTCTCATGGAGAGGAAAGTATTATTCAATGAAGATGTTTTTCCCTCAGGTTAAACTTCCAACCCGTAAAGAAATTAATGACGAAATTCAAAAAGTTTATCCAGGATCCAATGTGGTTTATCATTCAGTATCTGAGATTCAACCGGGACAACCACTAATCCAAATGTGTGGACCTCAGGGGGGAAGTTCAGCAAAACCTGGACCAAATAAAAATTATGTTAAGACCATGGGAGAAGAAGTTGAGATTAGTGAAGATTGGCAGAAAGTAAATCGTCAGGACAAAACTGATGGTTTAAGTCAAGCAGCAGTTGATGCTTATCGCCGTGAGAATCCAGATTCAAAACTACAAACTGCGGTAACTGAAAAGAAACCGAAAGGAAAGAGAGCAAAGCGTCGTGCATCATTCTGTCGTCGTATGAAAGGTATGAAGGACGAACTTACTTCTGCAGAAACCGCAAGAGATCCAGATTCAAGAATTAACAAGGCACTTCGCCGTTGGAAGTGTAATTAATAGGTAGGTTTTGTTATGTCTGATGTATATCTTGGTAATCCGCTTTTAAAAAAAGCAAATACTCCCATCGAGTTTACTCAAGAGCAAATTCTTGAGTTTGCTAAGTGTCAAAATGATCCTGTTTACTTTGCAAATAATTATGTAAAGATTGTTACTCTTGATCATGGTTTACAAACATTTAAACCATATCATTTCCAAGAAAAATTAATTAATAATTTCCATAAGCATAGATTTAATATATGCAAGATGCCACGTCAGACTGGCAAGTCTACAACTGTGGTATCTTTTTTGCTTCATTATGCAGTTTTTAATGATAATGTGAATATTGGTATTCTTGCAAACAAAGCAGCAACTGCGAGAGAACTACTAGATAGATTGCAGACTGCTTATGAGAATCTACCAAAGTGGATGCAACAAGGTATTATTTCTTGGAATAAAGGTTCTCTTGAACTTGAGAATGGTTCCAAAATTCTTGCAGCATCTACTTCCGCATCTGCTGTTCGAGGGATGTCATTTAACATTCTATTTTTGGACGAATTTGCGTTTGTTCCAAACCATATTGCAGATTCTTTCTTTGCATCTGTTTATCCTACTATTACTTCTGGTAAGAACACGAAAGTAATTATCGTATCAACACCTCACGGTATGAATCATTTCTACCGAATGTGGCATGATGCCGAAAAAGGTAAAAATGAATATGTATTTACTGACGTTCATTGGAGCGAAGTTCCCGGAAGAGATGAAGAGTGGAAAAAGCAAACAATTGCAAACACATCAGAACAGCAGTTTAAAGTAGAGTTTGAATGTGAATTTTTAGGTTCCGTAGATACTTTGATTGCTCCATCTAAACTCAGATCACTCGTATACGACCACCCAAAGACCCGTAGCGCGGGTCTAGATGTCTATGAGGATCCAGTAGAGAATAATGATTATCTCATCACTGTGGACGTTGCAAGGGGGGTAGGGAATGACTACTCAGCATTCACTGTAGTTGATATTACGCAGTTTCCTCATAAAGTAGTTGCAAAGTATCGAAACAACGAAATCAAACCAATGCTGTTCCCAAGTATCATTGAAGAGGTTGGTAAAAGTTATAATGAAGCATATATTTTATGCGAAGTAAATGATGTTGGGGATCAAGTAGCGAGTATTCTTCAGTACGATTTAGAATATAAAAATCTTTTGATGTGTTCGATGAGAGGACGTGCAGGTCAAATAGTCGGTCAGGGATTTTCTGGGAAAAAAACTCAGCTTGGCGTTAAGATGTCTAAAACTGTAAAAAAAATCGGATGTCTTAACCTCAAAACTATGATTGAGGAAAATAAATTATTCCTGAATGATTATGAGATTATTAGTGAACTTACAACTTTTATTCAAAAGCATAATTCCTTTGAAGCAGAAGAAGGATGTAATGATGACCTGGCAATGTGTCTTGTAATTTATGCTTGGTTAGTCGCCCAAGATTATTTTAAGGAACTTACAGACCAAGATGTGCGGAAGCGTCTTTATGAGGAACAAAAAAATCAGATAGAACAAGATATGTCTCCATTTGGATTTATTTCTGATGGATTAGATGATAATAGTTTCGTAGATGTTAATGGTGATAGATGGTTTGTTGATGAATATGGAGATCGTGCATATATGTGGGAATATATGTAATAAAATGGACTTAGATAAACAAATAAAATTAGGTCATTTATTACTTACTGATAGGATGTGTAGAGTATGTGGCGAAGAAAAAAATTTAATTGATGGGTTCTATAGAACACGCAAAGATAGGGGACCAGTAGCATCTTCATTTTCTTACGAGTGTAAAGAATGTACCATAAAAAGAATCATTACATCAAAAATAGTATCTCAGGTTATTGATAAGTGGGAATATCCAGACTGGTAATTCACGTCACGTTTCCCCTGTGAAAAGTGAGGTTTTAATAAATATTTTTTAGTTAAACTGAGATTTACGGAGAAAAAAATGGCGACTCCTCAATTATCTCCAGGCGTACTCGTCAGAGAGGTTGATCTAACAGTAGGAAGAGCTGATAATGTTTTAGATAACATTGGAGCAATTGCAGGTCCTTTCGCACTTGGTCCAGTTGAAGATGCGATTGATGTAACGACGGAGAGAGATCTCATCAATGTATTTGGAAAGCCACTTTCAACAGACGCACAGTATGAATATTGGATGAGTGCATCCTCGTTCCTATCATATGGTGGCGTTCTTAAAGTTGCTCGTGTAGACGGCGATAACCTCAGAACAGCAAATGCTATTCGCAATTCATCTGGCATTTCTACAGCAGGTGAACCCTCACTCAAAATTAAAAATTTTGATGACTATGAAGCTAATTATGCAGATGATATTGCAAACTATATCTTCGCAGCTAAAAATCCCGGAACTTGGGCAAATGATCTTAAAGTATGCGTAATTGACGACAAAGCAGATCAAATCCTCACTGTTGGTGCTGCAGCAACTTCATTGATCTCTGTTGGTATGGGTGTAACAACAACCCTCACCGATGTTCCATCTGCTGGTATTGGAACAACTTCAGTGTTTAATGGATACCTAAAGGGTATTGTTACTGGAATTGGGGCAAGTACGGTTGAAGTTAAAATTCATTCAATTGTTTCAACTGCAAACGTAGAAACTCAAGTTAATTACGCGCAGAAATCTCAATTAAGATCGTTTAAAGCCGCAACTGGTGGTGGAAACTTAACAGTTAACTTTATTACAAGTGCAGGAATTGCGACAACATCAGCAACAATTAATACTGGTACAAATCCAATCCGCGATTGGTACGATCAGCAAGTTCTTCAATTATCAAATACTGCAATTTATTGGAGTTCAATTGCACCAAAACCAGGAACATCACAGTATGCAGCAAATAGAAACTCACAAAGTGATGAAATTCACGTTGTAGTAGTTGATGATACTGGAACTGTTACAGGTATTCAGGGTAATCTTCTAGAGAAGCACGTTGGACTATCTAAGGCAACTGATGCTATTTCAGCAGTTAATTCTCCACAAAAAATCTGGTGGAAAAATTATCTGGCAGTTTATTCTAACTATGTTTATGCTGGAGATAATCCATCAGATGATCTAAATGCAAATGAGCCTGTAGTTGCAACTGGATTCTCAACTGCATTTACTGAGTATACGAATGGGGAAGGTCTATGGAACCAAGACGCACAAGATAGAACTTATAGTGCTCTAGGTAATGTAACTTATACTCTGTCTGGAGGAAAAGATTACAGTGACTATGGTGGAATGAGTGCTACTCTTGGAGATCTATTCACCGCATATAACTTGTTCTCAAATAAAGATGAAATTGAAGTTGATTATTTAATTATGGGTCCTGGACTGGGTAATAAGTTTGATTCTCAGGCAAAAGCAAATCACTTGATTTCAATTGCGAACTCAAGAAAAGATTGTATTGCAGTAATTTCTCCACATCGTGCAGATGTTGTAGATATTACAAATTCAGATACTCAAACCGATAATGTTCTTGAGTTCTTCTCACCGCTTTCATCTTCATCTTATGCAGTATTTGATGCCGGTTATAAGTATACCTACGATAGATTTAATAATAGATTCCGCTACATTCCTTGCAACGCAGACGTTGCTGGACTGATGGTTAGAACTTCTATCGTCGCTTATCCTTGGTTCTCTCCCGCAGGACAGCAGAGAGGTATTCTGAATAACGCAATCAAACTTGCATACAATCCAAATAAAGCACAAAGAGATCAACTTTATCCACAAAGAATTAACGCAATCGTTAATCAACCTGGGGTCGGTATTCTTCTCTTTGGTGATAAGACTGCTCTTGGATATGCATCTGCCTTTGATAGAATTAACGTTCGTCGTCTGTTCCTTACCGTAGAACAGGCACTACAAAGAAGTGCTCAAGCACAACTCTTTGAATTGAATGATGAGATTACTAGAGCAAACTTTAGAAATATTGTTGAACCATACCTCCGTGATGTTCAGGCAAAACGTGGACTTTATGGATTCTTGGTTGTCTGCGATGCATCAAATAACACACCAGATGTTATTGATAACAATGAATTTAGAGCTGATATTTACCTGAAGCCTGCTAAGTCTATTAACTATGTAACACTAACATTCGTTGCTACCAGAACGGGTGTAAGTTTTGAAGAAGTTGCTGGTACTGTTTGATTTTAAACTAAAACACAACAAGGAGGAACTTAAAAATGGCAAACTCAATTCAGGACTTTAAATCAGCACTTATTGGGGGCGGTGCCCGCCCCAATCTGTTTGAAGTGACAATCCCAGGAAATATTCCAGGGTCTGGAGCACTACCAAACAACTTTAAAATGCTATGTAAAGCGGCAGCACTTCCAGCATCTAATATTGCATCAATTGATGTCCCATTTAGAGGAAGAATCTTTAAAGTTGCTGGGGATAGAACTTTTGACAACTGGACTATTACGATCATTAACGATCAGGACTTTGCAATTAGAAATCAAATGGAAGCCTGGATGCAGTCTATAGGACAGTATGCAGATGGAAGTGGTTTCACCAACCCTAATGACTATATGGTCGATGCTTTTGTTAAGCAGTTCAAGAGAGGTAAGAGTAATGTGGGATTTGATTCTCCGGTCGGATCTGGACTTGAAGTAGCTCAGACCTACAAGTTTTATGATATTTTCCCAACTAATATTTCTGCCATTGATCTATCATATGATAGCTCAGATACTATTGAAGAATTTACTGTTGACTTCCAAGTTCAGTATTGGACTCCTACCAACGAAGAAGCATAATAAATAGTCTAAAGATTCAAGTAAAAAAATAAATTATGGCGAAACTATTTGGTTTTTCGATTGAAGATAATGAAGAATTATCTCAAAGTGTGGTTTCCCCCGTCCCCCCAAATAAGGAGGACGGGGTTGACCACTATTTGAGTAGTGGTTTTTTTGGTTCATATGTAGATATTGAAGGAGTATATAGAACCGAATTCGATCTTATTAAGAGATATCGAGAAATGGCACTCCACCCAGAGTGTGATAGTGCCATTGAAGATATCGTAAATGAAGCTATTGTATCGGATACTAATGATAGTCCCGTTCAAATCGACCTCGATAATTTAAATGCAAGTGATGGGATAAAAAAGAAGATCAGACAAGAATTTAAGCATATTTTAGAACTTTTAGATTTTGATAAGAAATCTCACGAGATCTATAGAAACTGGTATGTTGACGGAAGACTTTATTATCATAAAGTTATTGATCTTAAGAATCCCGAAGCAGGTATTCAGGAGTTAAGATATATTGACGCAATGAAGATGCGTTATGTTCGCCAAGGGAAGAAAAAAGAATCAGATAAGTATAGAATTTCAAATAGAAACGTTGATAATCCAATGGATTATGAGTTTCCCGAAATCGAAGAATATTTCATTTATGAACCAAAAATGACCTACCCAACAGGAACTCCCGCTCCAGGAACTATGGGTGGTTCAAATTCTGGAATCCGTATGACTAAGGATTCTATTACTTACTGCACTTCAGGTCTTGTAGATAGAAACAAAGGATCAACTCTCTCATACCTACACAAAGCAATTAAATCACTTAATCAACTCCGTATGATTGAGGATTCACTTGTTATCTATAGATTGTCTCGTGCTCCAGAACGTAGAATTTTCTACATTGACGTAGGCAATCTTCCCAAGGTAAAGGCAGAACAATATCTTCGTGATGTTATGATGCGTTATCGCAATAAACTTGTATATGATGCAAACACTGGAGAAATCCGCGATGACAAAAAGTTTATGGCAATGCTTGAGGACTTTTGGCTTCCTCGCCGTGAAGGCGGTAGGGGCACAGAAATTTCTACCCTTCCCGGAGGACAAAATCTTGGAGAAATTACAGACATTGAATATTTTAAGAAAAAACTCTATCGTTCTTTGAATGTTCCTCCGTCAAGAATGGATGGGGAGGGTGGATTTAATCTCGGTCGTTCTTCAGAAATTCTTCGTGATGAAGTTAAGTTTAGTAAGTTTGTGGCAAGACTGAGAAAGAGATTCTCATATATGTTTAGTGATATGCTAAGAACTCAATTAATTCTTAAAAATATTATTACTCCAGAAGATTGGCGACAGATGGATGAACATATTCAATATGATTTCTTATATGATAATCATTTTGCTGAACTTAAAGACGCAGAATTGTTAAATGAAAGATTGAGTATGGTTCAAGTTGCAGAACCTTATGTTGGCAAATATTTTTCTCAAGATTATGTAAGACGTAAAATTCTTCGCCAAACTGATATTGAAATTTTAGAGGAAGATAAACTAATTAAAAAAGAAATTGAAGATGGTATTATCCCAGATCCAAATGCTCCAGTAGATCCGATGACAGGTATGCCATTAGGCCCAGAAACCGCTCAAATGGATCTGGGTCAACCAGTTATGGAGCCAGATCTCGGTGCTGACACAAAAGCAACGGAAGTAAATGCTAAAGCAGTAGAGATGCCCAAGGGCGGTGAGATATAAATAAAAACGACTCTTAAAATGGTTTATAACAATGGATGATTTACTGGATATGATTGCTTCTGACGAGTCTCCGTCTAACATTAGCGATAAAATCAAAGATCTTCTATTTGCAAAAGCATCTGAAAAGATTAATGAAGTTCGCCCTGCGGTGGCAATGAGTATGTTCGGACAAGAAGAACAAGAAGAGGAATGATATGAAATCTTTCAAGCAATTTATCTCAGAATCAGTTAATATTGCTGGCGATTTCACAGGAAATCTTTATATCAATTCACAATCAGAACAACCGCAGCAAGTCGGTGAAGAATATGTTGCCGATGTAATGTGGCAAGGAAGTTTATATCGTTTAGAACTAGTAACTAAAACTGGAATTCCTTCCCCAAGAGATCTTGGTGAACAACTGCAATCTGATTATCCCGGTGCAGTCGTTCATCAGATTTATCCAGTTACAGAAAAGAACTTAAACATCAAAAACGCACAAAGATACCACCCATCGAAGTTAGAATGGATTGATTGATAAATGGCACAGTGGAATATTCAAACTCAAGATTATCTAAATCAAGAAAGATCTCTTTTTGAGATTTTTGGTGCAGCAACCAGAGACGGAAAAATTGTTGATAATATTAATAGATTTCCAGTAAGTGTTAATCCAGATGCTTTTGGTAGAACAAGAGTATCAAATCCACTTACTTTATTTGATAGTTCTCACAGATATAGAGACAATAATCTTTGGGAAAGTTTGGTTGTAGGAACTGGTTCTACCGTTGGTTTTGTAACTACTCAAGGATTAGTTAATGTAGGTATTGGAACTACAAGTGGAGATTCGGTAATTAGAGAAACTACCAAAACATTCTCATATCAACCGGGTAAATCTTTGCTTGTATTGAATACTTTTATTCCAGCAACACCAAAAACAAACTTGAGGCAGAGAGTTGGATATTTTGGTGCTGATAATGGAATGTACTTTGAAATTAATGGTACAACACCTTATTTTGTAGAAAGAAGTTTATCTACAGGAACTTCAACTTCAGTTGCACAATCTGATTGGAATATTGATAAGTTGGATGGAACTGGAGTTTCTGGTATTACATTAGATATTACCAAAGCACAAATTCTTTGGATGGATATTGAGTGGTTGGGTCTCGGTACAGTAAGAATGGGATTTGTAATTGATGGAAAATTTATTCACGCACACTCATTTCACCACGCAAACTTAATTCAATCAACTTATATCACAACAGCATCACTTCCTTTGAGATATGAGATTGCTAATACTGGAATTACAACTAGTTCTAGCACACTCAAACAAGTTTGCTCTAGTGTAATTTCAGAAGGTGGTTATGAATTGAGAGGATTGCAGCAGGCAGTAAATACACCAATTACAGCACCAGTAGATTTACCAACTCCAGCTGGAACTTATTATCCGGTTCTTTCTATTCGCCTCAAATCTTCTCCAAATAGATTAGATGCGATTGTAATTCTGACTGCACTATCAATAATGGGGACTGGAAATGGACCGCAATATAATTGGCAGGTAAGAGCATCAGCAACTACTACTGGCGGAACTTGGGTAGATGCCGGTGCTGATAGTGCTGTGGAATATAAGATTGATGGAGGAGCTGTAAGTGGTGCCT